GCGGGAACCTCAGCGGGAACCTCAGCGGGAACCTCAGCGGGAACCTCAGCGGGAACCTCGCGAACAATCACCCAATAAGTTGGAGAATCAACCATTGGGCATATTTTCAGATAATCGCCATCGGGATTTACGTATCGCCCACCGTCATACTTATTATAAATACGACCGCAGTTTTCGATAGTCCACTCAAAATCACAAGCTGGAGATCCTAGGTTCGGGGCGTCCATAAGTATCCAATATGAATGACGAATATATCTGCCTGTGTTGACATCGCGAATGTGACCTTCCGAGTCAGTTTCGTATGTAGAACCCTCATTTTTCAAGCAAATTCTGTCATCGCCGCTTGCCCAAAAAAGACCCGTTCCTGGGTGCTGAATCTTAAAAGCCATTTATATTATAAAGTGATATTTTTTTAAGTCTCTAAAAAATTCGTGTCTTGTCACCGTTGAGGTGCAGCTCCGCATGAGATAGAATCAAATGGATCTCACCAAGCTTCGCCCCACCTACAGCCAGTTTCGCAGTGAGCGGGTAGCAGTCGAGGATGGACACGCTCGTATGCATGTTGCACCTCCCCCTGTAGCTAAAAAACCCCTTGCACCTCCACAAGGCAGGGGGGGTGAACTCTGGCAGAAACTGTATAACCAGGCGGTAGAAACTAAGCACCCCTACCCGGAAAAGTGTGCAGACTCGGTGCTGCGTGCGCGCGAAAAAGCCCTCAAGATTGAGGCAAGTCGGCACAAGCTCCAAAAAACGGACAAGGTCCCCAAGCCCGCCGAGACTGTAGTTGCAGCAAAAACGGGGGTCAAGCGTGCACGCGTACTCCCGTACGAATCACGGTGTACGGCGACCAAGATGGACGGCAAGCAGTGCGAGTTCAAGCGGCACCCCGACTGTGGGAAATTTTGCTCCAAGCACGCGGTGAAGCTCTGAACAAAAACCTTTGAATAGTGTAATGGAGATGGATTGGAACATCATATGGGCGGCTATCGCCATCAACTTTTTACTCGTCTATATCGTCCCTCGTCTGATAAAGAAACCTACAGGAATTCAGGTCATTGATGACGTGGTCCTGTACCTGAACTCCCAGAAGGGGTTTTTGCTCGCATCCTCTATGGTCCTCGCAGGTGTCATATATGGCGCGCACTACTGGGTGAAATCATCTGGGGGCGAGGGACACTCGCACTCACCTGATTTTTAAGTCAGTTCCGTGGGACGTACAGTCACTGCGCGACTGGAATTTTAATATTGAATTAAAGTAAATGTTTAAGAATACAAACGCCGCTGTTACTAATATTAAAAAGGCTAACGAGAAGATGAATAACGCAGCCATCGCAGCAGCAAATGTCCAGCCCGGAAACGCTATTCGCAGTGTGAATGCCGCCGCAGGTAACCTGGCTACTGCCAACCAGCAGTTGAACACTGCCGCAAACCAGGCGCGTAACCTGGGTCTGAACAAGGTTGCTGCCAACCTGAAGAATGCCGCAAACAAGGTTAAGCAGGCAAAGTTGGCAGAGGCTCTGCAGCACACAGCAAATGCTGTGAAAGCGATGAACACACGTTCGCCATCAGTTCTGTAGTGTGTGCATGCTCCCACGATGTCACGCGCTTTTCGAAACAATCCTTCATGTGCTGAGCAAGCACATCAGTGGAGGGGTGACCCCACTCGAGTTCCTTTGTAAATAGAAAATCGTCAAACCCTATGGGTCCCAGTGTGCATGGTACGACCCATGGCGTCTTGACATACTCCTTCAGTCCCCCGTAATCAGTTATAATGACTGGTTTGGACATGAGGGCAGCCTCCACAGCTCCCATTCCGACCCCCTCGGAGTGTGAGCAGTTGATATAACAGTGACAGCTCGCGTGAATCCTGTCCATAGCATCGTCAGACAAGAGCCCGTTAATCACAACAACACCTGGGATGTTCAGGTGCAAAGGCTGGATACACGTCGCCTTGAGCACCAGGCGTGCCTTGTCCCCAAAATTACACATCTGAAAAGCCTGAATAAGTCCAGTTAGATTTTTACGTGGATCCATCATATTGCCGATCGAATAAAAGGTGTACGGCGTCACCTCTGCAGGTTCCTTGTGTGGTTTCTCATACGCAAAAAGTGAGAGAACCTTCCACTCCACCTCTGGAAACTGACGCTCAAATACGCGTTTACAAAATTCAGATGCCACGTAAAGAGTCTTGTACTTGCGCAAAATCCCGTATACTGGATTCACAGTTTCAGTTTCGCAGATGGTCATATAACTCATTTTTTTACACATTTTCGCATACTGATCGATGATATTAAGCTGCTCCTGAATAGGCAGGACAAAGGCAAAACCTGCGTCATAAGATGCTTTCTTTGGTGGGTAACCAATTTCACAGTACTCCGTTTCGTGACCCTGGGAACGCAAGAGCTCTGCGTACCGGTTTGTCACCTGCCCTATACCCGCAAGGAGTCTAGGTCCTACAAATAGAACTTGCATTATAATCATTAGTCATCATCCGTTTAACTAGTTCTTCAAATGAAATATTTGGAGTCCACCCCAAAACTTCACGAGCTTTTGTAGCATCTGCTATCAAAACATCAACCTCAGCTGGACGATAAAACTCTGGATTCACCTTAATGACTATATTTCCAAATTCATCCTTTCCAATCTCATCAACTCCTGCACCTTCCCAAACTATTTCGTGACCCATGACTGATATAGCCTCTTTGATAAAATCACGAATACTATGAGTCTCACCCGTTCCTATAACGAAATCCTGTGGCTCGGGTTGCTGAAGCATACACCACATAGCCTCCACATAGTCCTGCGCGTGTCCCCAGTCGCGCTTCGCATCCAGGTTACCCAGCTCAATAGGCTTGCGTGAATTATGCCACTCCATCAGTCCAAGTGTAATCTTGCGCGTCACAAACTCCTCACCCCGACGCTCAGACTCGTGGTTGAAGAGAATGCCGGTACAGGCGAACATACCGTACGACTCGCGGTAATTCTTGGTGATCCAGTACCCAAAAAGCTTGGACACCCCATATGGGCTTCGAGGATAAAATGGAGTAGACTCATTCTGGACAGGCTCCTGGACCTTCCCAAACATCTCAGACGTCCCAGCCTGATAAAATTTGAATTTTGAAGTAAAATTAGTTTGACGGATCGCCTCCAGAATTCTCAGGGTTCCCAGGGCATCCACATTTGCTGTGTACTCGGGCTGACTGAAGGACACCTTGACATGGGACTGGGCGCCCAGGTTGTAAATCTCAATAAAGTCATACTGCTCAAATGAATTTATGATTGAATTTATGCGAGCAGTATCTGTGAGATCTCCCTCCACGAGGTGAAACTCAGGGTTGGTCTTGAGGTGCTCAATACGCTCGTGTTTCCGCTCAGAACAGTACCGAGCTAGACCATAAACTGCGTAGTTTTTATCAAGTAAAAACTCAGCCAGGTATGAGCCGTCCTGACCTGTCACGCCGGTAATAAGCGCCGCCTTCATGTATTACCAAATATCATACGCCTTATCTGATAATTTAAAAAAGCTATCCTCAATTCTAACGGATTTTGAACTAAAATTGTTAATAAAACCTCACGACCAAAACGACTGAGAGGGCACCTTACCCATAGCATCGAGACCCAAGATGTTAGGTACTCGAGGGTCCCCATTAAAAGAAAATGTATATAAACTTTAGATGAGCCTGCTTGGAGTCTTGGCAATGACAAGTGCTGAATTATTTGGAAATGCGCACCTCAAGTGGTACTCGGATAACGGGAAGCATCATCATCTGGGACTCGGTATCCTGGCATGGGGTCTTGTTCTCTTCTTCCTGATCCAGACACTGAAAACCTCCAGCATGATGTGGACGTGCATCATGTGGGAAGCTATGATCGTTATAGGCGGTGCGATAACGGCATACTTATTTTTCGGTGAAAAGTTCACTCACTGGATCCAGTGGCTCGGACTTCTTCTCGCCATTGGTGCCGCAATATGCATAAATTACAAGTGTAAATAAACACTGCGACCGTGAGTAAAGTAAGATGGATCCGTTCCATAAGCACTTGATTGAACGGATTACCAATTTAGAAATAGAATTGAATGCGCTCAGGGAGGTGACTTGGCCTGTATGCCAGAGCCTGTGGGACAAGGATGGACCTTTTCAAAATAGAAAACAAAAAAAGACATTTTTTAGAACACTTTTCGTAGGTCAAGTCCAGACACTTTTACGCCTCAAGGCACTTTTTATTGGAACTTCCCCAGGTTTAGCCGTTTCAGAACTTCAATGGGTGCTGGAAGAGGAACCTGTTCGGGGCGAGGAATTAGTATAGTCTTTCCATCCGTATGAAGTCCCTGAGTGATGTAGTGCTCAAAAAGCTCAGGCGTCTGACTGGCATGATGTCCGTCCCTGGCGTGCGCAAAGGTCTGCATCTTGTTCCAGACGTGCATGGGTGTTCCAAAACTGCTCAGGTGCCAGCCAGAATATTGCAAGACGGGAAACTTCCATCTGTTGTCCCGGAAATAGTTGGGTCCCGAGCGCTTGATGAGTTCACAGTTGGTGATGACCGTGCCTATCCACGGCTCACCCGTAAACAGGTAGTCCAGTGAGTACTCGAACATCCACATATGAACTGAATTCACTACGTGTGGCAATTTTTCAAAAGGAACAAGCTTCATATCTGGAATCTCATCCACGTCACTTATCATCACGATTGCATCACTTGGCACTCCCTCGAGTCCCTTCAGAATGCACTCGCGCTGATACTTTTCGCGACACCAAGGGTTTTCATCCTTGGGCGCCTCCTCTGCAGTCATGATGACGTGGGTGATTTTGGGGAGCCACTTTGCGAATCGCTGCTTGTTGTTTTCGAAAAAAAGTTCCTTTGGACCACCGACATGATTAACTTCTGCTTCGACAAGAATAAATCTATCAACATAACGATCGAGAAGCTCAAGGCGGAGCTCGAGAATATCGAGCTCGTTGTAGAACATGAACCCATCTACTAGCATTTATAGTTAAAATAACTCTTGCCCTTATCTTGCAGAGATTTCAAAACATTGAGGTAATTTTCATGATGACCGCCCTGAAATTGGTGGTGAAGAGCGTCTGATTCAAACCCATATGGAAATTGTTGGATGTGACCTATGTGGCATTCTGGGGTATAGACTGTCCTGAGGGTCACACCCTGCTTGGTCAGCAGGTTACTCAGGATGACATCATCAGCAGCCCGCGCCTCCTCGCGCAACTCCTTGAACTCCTCAGTCATTTTCTGGATCCAGCCCGCCTTGACAATGACTGCCCCGTATCCCTCGAGGACATCCATGGGAACCCCGTGCTGACGAGGGTACCTCTTTTCAAAATAATTTTCAAACTTAAATCCCGAAAGACCCCAGGCTGATTTCGTATCAGTCTTGAACCACTTGAGAAGGTTCATAACTAATTTTGGATCATAATTGGTGTCATCATCCAGGTACACTATCAGGTCCTCAGGGTCCAGAAATTGAGCAGGTCCAAAAACCTTGGTCCCTGGTCCCATGTCCTCACACTCAAAATTAATTTTCAATTTTGAATCAAAATTGATGAGGTCTGGAGGGAAGCTCTTGTCCCAGTCGGGGAACCGGTTATAATTTTTGGGAATATTTATCCATATTTCATGACACGTCTGACCAAGTAAATTTTCAACAATTCCTTGGAGATGTTTGAACCGAGAAGGAATACTGGTCAGACTTATCACAACCTTCATTATAAGTTAAAAGTTTGATTACTTTATATTTGTATGAATATTGAGTATAACGAAGATTGGGTATTTACTAAAAATGGTGTATTTGAGACAGACCCTACAGATATTTATATTCACTCGGCTATGTTCAACAACCGTATATTTGAACATGATCTTATAAACCACGTGATCCGCCCGTATATTGAAAAGGCTAAATATGTGGCGGACGTCGGTGCAAATATAGGATGTCATGCCATAAGTTATGGGCGTTTCAACCCAGATGTAACAGTATGGGCATTTGAGCCACAAAATAAACTCTTTGAAATTTTGAATAGAAATATAACAATAAATAAACTGAAAAATACAATCGCCTATAATTATGGTCTCGGACACAAAGATTTCACGTGTACCCTGAATTCACTAGATAATGTGTTTGATGTAACCCATAATGGACACAACAAAGGGGGTATAGGTATAGGTCACGGGGGCGAGTCAATTAAAGTACACACTCTCGATTCCTTGAATCTTCCCGGTCTTGATTTCATGAAAATAGATGTAGAAGGCGCCGAAGGTCTTGTTATCAAAGGAGCTGAAAATACAATCAAAAAGTTTCACCCGACTATATTGTTCGAACACAATTACCAACGTGTGGACCCTACGAGTGTAGATCTGGAGTACGTTCCAACTCCATTTGAAGAACTATCAAGACTTGGGTACACTACATTCAAACATATTGAAAACGACAATTATATTACCGAGGGTTAAAAAGTTTAGTACTTTATCAGTTAATGAAACACTTTGTGGTTCATGATCCCAAGTTGGTTCACCGGCGCGAGTTTCTGGAAAAGCATCTCCAGGAACGTGGGGTCACAGACGTAGAATGGATCACGGGGTTCAATTCTGATTCAAAATTAGTAAAGTGGCTCCACCAGTGGTCGGACACTCCCATGGCTCTTGGCTACCTGTCCTGTACCGTGAAGCACTACATCATACTCAGTGAGATGGTCCGAAAAAATATAGATGAGGCGGTCATCCTGGAGGATGATGTGGTATTGCACAAGGACTACTCGAAATTTGTGCCCATCCCAGGTCTGAAGTTTATCAAGCTGGGTATCGGGGTCAACTGGAGTCTGAACCCTGGTTTAACCCCAGTACAAACTCCAAATTATGGATGCTCCGAGGCTCAGTATGTGACCAAAGATATGGCGCAGTACATACTGAACAACCTTAATTTTGGGCATTGCGTTGATATCGTATACTGGGCTATTTTGAATCATACGAGACACCCATTGGTGACCGTTCCACTGGCTCACCAGACATCCATCCTCGAGGGGTCGGGGACAACTGGTCAGTCAAATTCTAAAAAGGAAATGTCACTCAGAGATTTTATAGGAGGTTGGGTCACTCTCCCGAAATATAAGTGGTCTGAACTTATGTCTGAGTACGACAGGATTCACAGGGTTGAGGATGAGTTTGTAGAGAATTTTGGAAAAAGATTAGAAATAGTAAATGCGGAATATATCAAGCATAGAGATATTGCTCTTAGACAAAAGTAATGAAGGCGATTGTGACGACGAGCATTTTCCCTCCATCGGAAGCTACACGTAAGTTTGCTAAAATGGAAGGTTGGAAGCTCTTTGTGGCGGGTGACAAAAAGACCCCACATGAGGAATATCTCAAGTTGGAAGGGGTCGAGTATCTGACGCCTGAATATCAGGAAAGTACATACCCTGAGTTGAGTGACCTGATTGGCTGGAACTGTATCCAGCGGCGCAACCTTGCGTACGTGGAGGCATACAAGCAAGGTGCGGAAGTCATCGCATCTGTAGATGATGACAATATTCCTCTTACAGGGTGGGGTCAGAATCTCATGCTCGGTAAGGACCTGTCTATTGTCAAATATACTCCTCTAAAATATCCCGCGTTTGATCCCATAAGTGCCACATCTTATAAGAACCTCTGGCACCGCGGATACCCATTTGCGTGGGTCCATGGGAAAAACGACAGGTCGGCTGAGATTGGTCAGATAACCCCTGATATTCAAGCAAATTTCTGGAACGGAGATCCAGATGTAGATGCCATCTGTCGCATCGAGCACAATCCCCTGTGCGACTTTTCAAACGATATTTTTCCATTTTTTTCAAACGTAATCAGTCCATTTAATAGCCAAAATACGTTTTTTACACGCAAGTCTATCAAGGACTTTTACGTGTTTCCTTTTGTAGGTCGTATGGATGATATTTGGGGGTCTTACTATTGCCAGTCACAGGGTCACAAGGTTGTGTACGGCGAGCCCACTGTATATCAGGAGCGGAACGAGCACGACCTTATGGTTGATTTCAACAAAGAAGTGTGTGGATATGAAAATGCTCACAAGATTGTCAAGGAGCCTCATAATTTGAAAAATTATATTCCAGAACGTTCTTGGGATTCATTCCTAGCGTACCAGAAACTCTTCTGAACCAAACCCCCAGTTATCTGAATTTTTAGAAACGTCTGGAAGTTCTTCGTTATTTAGCAGATCAGGTGCGTTATTTCTGGTATGGTCAATGTGATATAGTGGTGGAAAATTCGTTGCAAGTATGGTGCCGCCATTCATGACGGCTTTGTATTGCACAATAGTATCATTAAAAAGTCTCTTTACACGGTCCTCCTCGAAACCTCGGATTTCAAACCAGGTATCGCGATGGGCAATCTGAAAGTCCCCGCACGCCTCGATAACCGAGGCTGCGTGAAGCTTCTGCCTCCCTTCCGACGGAATCTGATCCAAAATTTGTTTATTGATAAAATTAATCTGAAAAATAAGACGCTTCCCGAGAGAGTTCAAACCAACATGGAGTGGCAAGTCGTCGCGAATTTCCTGGTAAGAATTTTTAAACTGGTCCAGAAAGTCGACGGTAATATCGTGTTTCGCGAGTGTAATCATTGATTTTGGACAAAGTGTCTTGAGTAGGTCATCAAGATAAACACGCTTTGGTGGGATGATGTCGATATTCGTCGACACGATGACGTCACCGGTGGCGCGCCGAATACCTACGTTGCGTCCCAGAACCTCACAGCACTTTTGTCCGCGTTCATAATCCTCTTTTCCCATAAGGCGTTCGGCATGCTCGGGTGTTACGACGATCACCTTGAGACGTTCCGGGTTTACAGTAATATCGATATCGTCAGTGAGAGGTCGACCACCAGGACTGTTCCAGTCCACGTAAATCACCTCGTCAAACGTGTCAAGCATCGTATTCAGACAATACGTGGCACGCTTGTTAAGATCTCCTCCATAGTTGTCATTTCGTGATATAATCACAGCTGAAACACGCATTAAATAGTTAAATAATCAAAGGTTTAAATGGGACTGATTTGAGGTCATTTTCATCAATTCTATGAAAAGTTAAGTTTACCTCATTAACCTTTTCATCGTTACTTTCGATAGTATCAACTAAAAACCCATTCTCGTGAAGCCAGCGCACCGCATCAGCCGCGTCATACACCTGGCTATCATAGAGTCGTGTCGAAAGACACCTGGGCATTTCGATGCATCCTTTCTTCACGCGATTCGCGTGTTTACCGAGTCCCATGAGAACCTCAAGGTCTTTGCCTTGGACGTCGCAGTGTAAAAAGTCAATTTGTTTAATTTCGTGATCCTCGATAAACTGCTCGAGTGTAGTCACTGCAACATCTATAGTCTCTTTTGTTTTTAATTTTTCATTTTGAGTTATGGTGCACAAAGAACTACACCCGCCTCCACCAGACTCGCCGTTTGGACTCGACCATTCATCCCCAGTCACTATATTAAATTGAGCTGTACCAATAGTATTTGAAACAGCTACGGGAATAACGTGATAATTACTAGCCATTTGGGCGAGTGAATTTAGACGTCCCAGAAGCGATGGTGTTGGCTCGAATGCGTACACTATATTTTTAGGATCCCTGCAGAGATGAAAGCATGTGTTTCCATCATTTGCACCCACATCAAACACTACCGGCATTACTCATCATAATGCTTCCAGCCTTTAGATATCTTTCAAGATTTCCATCGCGTGAAAGCGAATAAGTTTGGGAATCTGGATTTTGTTCCCAAATTGTTGACCAATCATCACCCCGGCGACCTGCCCATGGATAACACGCTATCCTCTTTTCAATTTTCTTAGAATCAAAAAATTTACTGAAAATATAGTCGTCTGTGAGATACAGACACGGATCCGAGTATTCATCCATAGGTGGATGTTTTGGAAAACCTTCGAGGTCTTTGCGTGGGAACAGGACACCAAAAGCACACTCGAGAATTTCAGTTCGCTGACTGTGACCCTGGAAAAGAATAAACCCCAGATGACCTAGGTGCTTCAGTGCGGTTCCTGGGTAAGCGATGCCCGAGTATCCCACGGGACACTTGAACTCCTCATTTGCACGGATGAGACCCTCAATAACTCGGGGCTGATAGGTCATATCATCATCCACAATAACTATGAGGGTTTCTGGATCAGTCTCTATATTAAGAATAGGAATGAGTTTTGTCAGGGAGCCATAGTCCTTGCACTTGTTCACCTTGACTCCCATGGAAACTAATTTTGATTCTAAATTAGGATCAGGTCCACACTTGAACCTCGGGTACCATTCAGGAAGGTTAACATAAATATCATTCACGTGATAAGTTCCTTTCTGAATGGACTCGATTGTCTTGAGTACAGATTCTTCGCGAGTTGGGATAGTGGTCAGTGATACAACGACACGGACCATTTCATAAATTAAACGCACTGACTTTATTTCAGAGTTAGCATGTACATTGTGGAGCGAATAAGAGCTACAATTTCATCCTGAATATTCTTCAGGTATGAATCCTTTGGGAGTTTCACGAGGCGGATACGGGCAATCAGACTTTTGAAATAAGCGCGCGCCTTTTTGGGGTCAGTCATGTATCTCTTGTTTAACGTGACGCGCTTGAGGCGACCGTACTTGCCCATATAGGCTTCAGCCCAGGAGTCAAGCAGGGGAACTATCCCTTCATAATACGCCTGAAAAGCCTTGTGCTGGGCATACGAGTTAGTGGTCAGGTGAAAGGCGTGTGCCTGTTCGCGAGAGTTCATGAGCATACCGACGAAACGGTT